CCCGTTGATTATGCGCGCCAAGGCCGGCTTGTTTTTCAGACAAATAGCATAATTCTTTAGAGCAAGGACAAAGTAATTGAACAGGTACATCAACTTCTAAAACATGATTATATTTATTTTTATATAATACACCAATAAATTTACAAGTATATGCTAGCCGTGACTTTTTTTTAGATACTGGGGCATGTTTTACCATAAAATATTTAAAAGAAGCAGAAACATAAACATCGTCTGCTTGAAGAACAGTTTGTATATGTTTAACTAAATCTGGAAAATTCGATCCAGTTAAAGTTTTATCAGAAAAACAATGCTCTAAAGCTTCAGCAAATCTACTCATATGTGTTCCCCTATATGTATGAAATAAGCTCGCATACATGTTAACCGAAGCGTGTGATACTTGGCTTTTTTTATCCTTAGTACTAATCTTTAAAGGGAATTCAATATCACTTACACCAACCCTGTTTATAGTTATTCTACGCGTATCAAATGAACTTTGTACATCTTTCATAAATTACTCCTCCTTTTAAAAATCATTCTAAATTATTAACTGCATTTTTTAATTCTCTCAAAACTGTGTAAAAAGACGATTTACAATAAAAATGACTGTCTTCAGCAATATCAACTAACCTTTTAGCAATCTTATAAATTTGCTCGAGTTTTTCCATTTTTTGGGCATACCAATTCATCTTTATCCTCCCATACTTCTAAACTTCCCCAATGCTTACCTATTTTTATTTCGACAGGGAATTTTATAATAAATCCTTTTATAGGACGTTCCATTTCCGTTTTTATAATACGTGCAACTGTATAAATATGTTCTTCCGGTACTTCGTACAATAAAGAGTCATGTACATTGGCAACAAAATGGGCATTATATTCTTTCACAATAGAATCTAATCTAATGGCTGCGTAATTTGTTATATCAGCAGCAAGTGATTGAATAGGACTATTAACGGCCTGGCGTAATGCCTCTGCATACATTTTTTTGTCTGCAATTTTAATTCCAGGTAACCTTCGGTACCTCCCAAAAAAACTTTTCACGAAACCATATTGTTTTACAAAAGATTGAATATTACTTATCCATTGTTGTACCCTTGGATATTTTGCAAAAAATTTATTTATTAACTGTTTCGCTTCTCGTTCTTCTATACCCAACTGTTTAGCAACAGACCAAGCCGATCTTCCATAAATTAATCCAAAAATAATAGTTTTAGAAACTGTACGTTCCTCTTTTGTAATACTTTCAAATGGTTTACCAAAAAAGTAGGAAGCTACCTGCTTGTGAAAATCAGGGCTTGTTATTAAATCATGTATTAACTGTTCATCTTTACTATACTGTGCCAGCCCACGTAATTCGGCTTGTGAATAATCTCCTTGACATAACAACATTCCTTTAGGTGCTGTAAATAAATTTCTAATATCACTGTCACGCGGTATGTTTTGAAGATTTGGAGCTTGTGATGACATCCGTCCCGTTGTTGTTCCATGTAATAAATAATTAGTATGTACCCTATTATTTTCATCTAATAACTCTTCAATACCCAATACATAAGTACTTAACATTTTATATGTTTTACGATACTCTAATATTAATTTAGGTATTTCATGTTTTGAAGCAAGTACAGTAAGTGTTTCTTCATCTGTAGCATAATTCCCTTTTTCTGACTCTTTCACAGGTTTAAGTTTTAACTTTTTAAACAAGAGTTCGCGGAGTTGTTGTGGAGAACGTAAATTTATTTCACCGGCAGATTCAAATATTTTTTGTTCTATATCTTTTGCTTTCTGAGTTAATTCAGTTTTCAAACTATTCAAATATTTAATATCTACTTGTATACCACGATACTCTAAATCTGCATACACTTTTGATAAAGGAATTAAAATCTTCCTAAATAAAGGAGTTAAATTAAGTTTTTGTAATTTAGGTTCAAATACTTTCCATAAATAATATGTAACTACTACATCGGCACAATTATAATAAGATAAAATATCATATGGTATACCTAAAAAAGATTTACTCTTTTGTTTTTTTATATATTCATCAAGAGGGAGTTCATAATTAGCATATGGGGTATAACGACGGGCAAGGTCTTTTAAACTATGCATACCTTGTGCATTTTCATCCAACAAATAATGTGCAAGTAAAGTATCAAAATAAAAATTATTAACCTCTATACCTAATTTCATTAAAAACTTGTTATCAAATTTACCATTATGGGCAACTTTTCTATAAGGACTGTTAAACACTTTTTTAAACAAATCTAACAAATCACTTTTCTGAGACTCTGTCCAATAATCATTTCCCTCGGGAGTTAACCATGGTAAACAAAATCCTTTTTTAGTATTAATACCAAAACCGAAACAAATAATTTTATCTGTCCTAAAATTTAAATCAGTTGTTTCCAAATCATATGTAAAGTCAATTGTTGTTAATTTAGTTAATAATTTTTTTGCTTTATCAAAACTATTAACAAAAACTGCCTGAACTTTTTCTGTTTTGACTTCACCGGTTTGTAAAAACTGTTTGGCTTTTTGTAAATCTTCAATAACTAAATGCATATATTCAGGATGGCGTAAAACAGCAGCGGGATGAAATATACTTAATGTATGTACTTGGTATTTTTCAGAATATTTTATTATACCATGGTGTTTAGTTATAGTTAATTTATTATCTTTGTAAAAAGCTTTTAATGCAACATTACCTGCCAGTATTATCAATTTTGGTTTTACTGCTTGTATTTCTTGTTCAAAATAAGGAAAACAAGCATCTATTTCATCACGTTTAGGTGGCCGAACTGATTTTTTAGCAACTTTTGAAGCAGGAGGGATACATTTACAAATATTTGTAATGTAAATATTTTTCCGATCTAAACCCACAGATAATAACATCTGATTTAACAACTGACCAGATTCACCACAAAAAGGGTGACCCCATTCATCCTCCGACTTACCTGGTGCTTCTCCTACTAACATCAAATCACAAGGAACCGGTCCTTCTCCAAACACAATATTTTGTCGAGTCTTATGTAAATCACACTTAGTACAATTAGAAAATAATTTCACTTTCTGGTTCTGCTCCTTCTTTAACTACAGGGTACTCCTTAGATTTTGCTAAAATCACTATAGAATCTCGTTTAAAGTCAAAATCAAAAGATTGTATAGTAAAATCATCTGGTACATAATGTAATCTTAATAATAAATAATTACGTAATAACTTTGAAAATTGACTTAAAGGAATAACTAAAAGTTTGGCGTTTCTCATATCTATAATTTATACACAAAAATCATCTGCCTGAACTACCAAAACCTTTCTTTCCTCTTTTACTAACAGATAATTTATTACTTTCAACTACATGTATATCTGGTACAGGTAAAATTAATAGTTGTGCAATTTTATCACCTTCATGTATTTGGAAAGATTCATCATAAAAATTTGTAAATAATATTGTAATCTCACCTCTATAACCACTATCAATAACACCCGGATGTATTCTTAATCCTGCAGCGCCGAACGATGAACGTGCTGCAAGCAATCCAAAATAACCTTTAGGGATTTCAATTGCAACTCCTGTGTGTACTTCTGTAACTGGCCGCCATGAAACTTTTGTGTTATTAAAAAGACTTGGTATTTCAATAGTTTCAATTGAATAAAAGTCTAATGCTGCGTCTTCACCGGGATGAGCGATTGTTGGGATTTTTGCTTTTGAATGAAGTTTTTTTATTTTTATGTTCAACTTTGGCATAAGGAAGTACCTCCTTTAAAAATTGTTTAGCACCAGTTAAAGTATTTGGATAATTATCAGACAAATCAAAATAAAATTCTACACCATGTAATTTATTATCCATCATACAAATAGAATACCTTTTAAAAGAGGGATGATTGTTAAGTAGTTCTATATCTGTTTTATCATTTACAAAAACAATAAAACCAGATAAATTACGTCTTATCGCACGTACTCTCATATGGGTAAACTATCCACTCCTCTCTTTCTTTAACTACTAAATAAAAATCAGGTTCATATAATTCTGGGTCAGCATGTATAGTCGCAGTATAAATATAAGATTCAGGAAACCGTTGTTTTATTAAACTTTTTACTCTTATCATAGTAGCACCACTATCTGTTAAATCATCTACAATTAAAACTTTTTTATATTTTTTATAAATAGGTAAAGCCAAATCACTAACAGTTAACTTACCACGAATTCGGTTTTTATACGAAAAAGTTGCAACAACACCTAAAGGCGTATTCCATTTGTGTGATAAAATAATCCCAGGTAATAAACCTCCTCTACTAATACCTATAATTAAATCAAATTTTTTCTTACGCAATGCTGTTTCTAATTGATGTATTAAATCTATATATCTCCCCCAATCAATTTTAACTAATTGTTTTCCCATTTCTTTCTCAAATATTTTATACATTCTTTTGCATCCTCCTTACTCATACATAAACAAAAAATTTTTTTTGTGCCTTTCAATGTTTCAATATGTATCCAAGGCTTTTTTAACTTTTTTGCTTCTTCTGCAGTCACTTTTGCTCGAGATAATGCAGCATGTTTTTGTCTCAATTTTACCTCAACTAACGCGTAAGAATAAATCACATCACCGGGCCTTCGTTCGCCTGAATCTGATATATTATTTCTACCAGAAAGTGGGTTTCTAGAACTATCAAAAAATTCTCTTGCTATATCACGTTCTCGTTGTTTCCATAAATTACGATTCATTATATCCTCCTTTTATATTTCATCTATTACAGTTGTATTATCAAATAATTTACACACAATCGTTTTGTTAGCCGCAGAAATTACATTCTCTTGATGGCTTACTAAAATAATCTGACGATCCAACTGTTTACTCAATTGTGCTAAAAACTGACCAAATAATTGTTGGTAAGACGAACTTATAAACTTTCCGGTCTCATCTAAAATTATTGGACCATTATTTTTCGCCAAAATAATAACTGCAATGCGTAACACAGTAGATATTAAATCTTTTATACCACCACCAAAAGAATGTATAATATCAAAATAAGTGTTTGTAGTTGAATCATATAAATAAAACTTATAACCAAATGAACTCTTTGATGAAACCGCTTCGATTTTAAATTCAAAAGGTGATATTTCCTTTAATGCCTTAGTTACTAAATCTTCTAAATATGTAATCATCTCAGTCTTTAAAACTTCATTAACTTTAGTTAAAAAATCAACCGTTTCTTCATATAACTCTAACTTAACAACATAATTATTAAATTGAGACTGTAATTGATTTAGTTGTTCAATTAATAATTCATGCTGTCCTTTCAACTTAAGCAGGCGGTCATATTCCTTTTCAATCGATGGGATGTTAAAATTACCTAAGTTCTGAGAAAGTATTGAAAGTTGTTGTTTTAACGACCGAACTTCTTCTTGTAACAAAGATACATCTTCTATTTGTTTAGACAAAACTGATATTTCAGTAGTTAATTCAATTTCTGTATTACATAACTTTTTATAAGTATCTTGTAAATGTTTAACTTTCTCAACCGTTAGCTCTTGAGACACGATCTATTGCCTCCTTTAAAACTTCTGGCTTTATTTTATTTTTATACTTTTTTAAAATTTCAATTAAATTAAATTCTGTAGTAGTTAAATTATCAAGACTTAAAAAGAAATTATCAAAACACACTCGTTCATCAACTTTTTCTTTTAAGCTAAAAACTTTGTCAAAAGGTAATGCTGTTTTCCTTAAAGGGACAATTCTTGGGTGTAAATTATCAACTATAACAACAGAAGGGATACGTTCCATATCTTCCTTTGCAACAGTCAACCGTAATAAACTACCTGGGTTAATAATAGTTGTATGTTTACTTTTATAAGTAAAAGGTATATGATAATGTCCCGCTAACACAAGGGAAGTTCGATAATTAATATTGCTTGCTAAAGTATGTTCAAATTTAACTTGTTTTGGTACAATCATGCTATGTACAATTAAAATATCAACATCGCTATTTTGAGGTAAAGGACTGCCATATGGTATGCCCCTAAGAGTTACTCCATTAACTTTCAATAAATCATTCAATATATAAATAACATGGGCTTCGACTAAACCCCAAAAAGCTGTACCTTGTAATGTATGCATTTTATGACCAACTATATCATGGTTTCCAGGGATAGCATAAATAGGAATTTTACTTCTCTTAAGTAAACGAAGTACTCTATTAAATAATTTATAGTCAGGTTTTGGTCGGTCAAACAAATCACCGCCATGTACTATTATATCAACACTTTCCTGATGAGCTATTTCCAATACTTCGGCTAATTTTTTAAGTTGGGTTTTTACAAAATTATCCACACGATTAATTGGTTTCAATAAACGGAAATGTGTATCGGTAAAATATAATAATTTCATAAACTAAAATTTTCAGGTAAAGGTTGTTTACAAAAGGGACATGTTTTTATCTTCACTAATTCATTTTTAACTTCTTGTTGCCTACTACGAATATCATTCAATGTTTGTTGCAGTTCGTAATACTTCTTTTTTATATACAACTTATTATTTAATTCTCTGTTTTTATTTAAATACTTTTCATTTAATTCTTTATATTGTTGTGCCAGTTGTATTTTCATACTTACTGTTTTTAATTGTATTTCTAACCCCTTGTATTCTTCAAGTTGTTCTTTAAGATCTGATACCATTTGTTGAAGTTGATTTTTTTTGACTAAAATATTCTTGCGGTCTTTTAACAAACTACGTATTGCTTGATCTAATAACGATAAACCCGTTACTGAATGTAAAACTTTTGCTTTATAAGAAGGGGAATCAAATAATAAAAATAAAGGGTCATCTTGAAAAGAAATATTTAAATTCAATTTTAAATCATCAATATTAATTTTTCTTAAAGGTATAAACTTCTTAACTTCTTCGGGTAAAAAAGGACCAAAGTTTTCATAAACTTTACCATTTACTGTAACCTGGTTAATCCCTTTTCCTTTAGCACGTGAAATCGTTAAACCTGAATCAAATATAATAGTAACTTCTGTTTGTTTTTCAGGTACTTTAATAAAAGATGGTTCCCATAAATCAGATAATACAAAGGCAATTGCTCTGACAATAGTACTTTTACCCACATTTGTTTCGCCAATAATACAATTAAAATTCGGAGAAAAATTAATAGTTGCTTCATTATAAGACTGAAAATTTTTTAAATAAAGTGTTTTAATTTTCATATAATTGTTTATATATTAGTTCTTGTAACTCAACTGATTCTTGTATAGCATTTTTAAACTTTTCTAAACCAACTACTTTAATATCTCCTAAACGATATGTTTTACCCTCAACTTCTGCAATTCCCTTTTCAACGGCCAACTGTGCTAGATCAAAACCTTTTTTAACACCGTCACCATAAAATAAATCAAATTCAACTGTTTTAAACGGAGAGGCCAGTTTATTTTTTACAATCGTAACTCTACTTCTCTGCCCAATAATATCTGTACCGTGTTTTAATTTACCAATCTTTTGAACTTTCAATCTAAGAGATGAATAAAACTTTAATGCTTTGCCGCCAGGGGTTGTTGTTTGTTCTCCAAACATAACTCCAATCTTTTGTCGTAATTGATTAATAAACAATATTGTAGTTTTAGTTTTTGCTAAAGCAGAAGTCACAACACGAAGAGCTCTTGACATTAAACGTGCTTGTAATCCCATAAATTGTTGTTCAATAGATGCTTCCATCTCTGCTTTTGGTATTAATGCTGCGGTAGAATCAATTACAATTAAATCAATCTCATTTGTAGGTAAAATTTTTAAAATGGCATCAAATACCTGTTCACCATAATCTGGTTGTGTTATTAATAAATCTTCAATACTAACACCAAGTTTTTCAGCCCAAGTTGGATCAAAACTATTCTCCAAATCAAATAAGATAGCTTTCCCACCTTGTTTTTGAACTGCAGCAATTGACAACAAACTAAGCAACGATTTACCACTTTGCTCTTCTCCAAACAATTCAATAAGGCGGCCGCGGGGATAGCCTTTAATACCAATTGCAAAATCTAATCCGGCCAATCCTGTAGGAATAACGGGTACATTTTCAACTTCATCTGAAACAAGCGTTCTAACTTTAATACCATCTTTCTCTAACTCTTTTAAAACCTTATCTAAACTCATTTGCCTTTCCTCCTAACTAATGGAAATCCTTTAGAATTCATAACAACTTCTAAATAAGGGGGTATATCAATTGCACCATCTGGGTCTTTACTGAAAAAGTAAATATAGTGACTTTTCCCTCTACCAGCCAACTTCTTATGTAAATAATACGTTATGCCCCTTTGTTTAGAATATACAGCAGTAGCCATTATAAATCAAAATCTATCTCATCATCAAACTTTGGAGCAGTCGACTGTTGTACCGATTGAGTAGGTTGTGGTTGTATATTAACCTGCTGTGTTGGTTGTTGTATAACCTGATTTGGTTGAATCCCTGGTTTTATATCTATAACATTGCTATAAACTTTTCCATCAGAAGCTTCAGTTTCTCCAATTAACAATTTAACATATCTACCTACTAACTGCTCTAAATCAAAATCAGTGTCCTCTAAAATCTCAACACCGAAAGCACGGAGCCAACGATCCAATTTACACCCAGGCCTAAGAGGAAGTGATGCAATACCGGACACCGACACTGGTCCAGAAGCATTTGTAATTTCAAATGTAAACTTAACTGAAGGGCCAAATTTCATTTTCACCTCTTCTACCCGAACTAATTTACCATCATACAATCCCGGCTCAATTAAAACTGATTTTTCTTTTCTTACATACAATGCACACATTTCTTACCTCCTTACGAATTTATTTTTAACTTTACAGATGGGTCTAAACCAGTTAAAGTATGTACCACTCTAATTTGATTAACAATATTTTCATTCTTAGACTTAAGTAAATCATAAACATGATGTACTGTTTTATAAAAAGTATTTGCTACATCAAGATCCATTTCCGCTTGTAATAACTTATCTTTAATCTCTACCAATAATGATTCAGTCTTAGATTCTCTTAAATCAGCAGATTTCAAACTTCTAACTTCTTGGGACGTAATTGTATTATTATATGCCTTTTCATAATCATGTTTAGCTTTTTTATATACTATTTCCTTTGCCTGTTTATTCCAAATAGCATCAAGTAGAATTTGACTAACACGTTCTTTTGCTGCTTGCAACTCCGCTAACTGTGAATTAAAATTAAGTCCTGTAGAAATAGGATCTTTATCTAAAACAATTTTACTCTGTAATTCTTTTAACTCTTCCGTTAATTTATTATAATTCAATTATCCCTCCATAACTACTTTTTTTGGTTGCATCTCTGCTTCGTGCCTTTTAATGTCTCGCATTGTTAACGCATACACTTGTTTATGTAAATTATCACTTGCTTGTAATAACTCTTCCTTACTATTCACTTGAACTGTTTCCATAATTTCTGTAGAAAACTCCCAAGAACCATAATCTACAGAAATTTTTCTAGTAAACCTTTTCATAATCTTTTTTTCCATTTTCACATCACCTCCTTTTTTCTAGTTCCTCAAATCCTTTTTGTCTTGCTAAACAAGCTGGACATTTTCCACATGAAACCAAATTGCCAGACGCTGACATTTTTACATTATAACAAGAAACGGTCTTTTTAAAAGGGACTTTTAATCTATAACCCAATCTAATAATATCAACCTTTTTAAATTTTAAGAATGGTGCTTCAACTACCACGCCCCAATTAAATAAACTTTGCGTTAAAACACTACTTGTTAATTTAAAAAACTTTGGGCGACAATCAGGAAAGTTAACATAATCTGTATATGAAGCACCATGAAAAATTTTATGTGCACCAAACTTATAAGCATACATTGCTGCTAATGTCAAAAGGAACAAATTACGGTAAGGATGAACAGCTGATAAATCTTTACCAATAGGTTTGCCACGGAGATAATTAACGTCTTTCTTCTCATAATAAAGAGACAATCTTAAAGACTTAGCAATTCGTTTTGCCGCTTCGTACTCTAAAATATGGCGTTGTCCATAATCAATAAATAACAATTTTGGCTGTAATTTTAATACCTTCTTAACATAATAAGCTAAAACAGCTGAATCAAGGCCACCGGATAATAACACTACAACCCTTTCACGTTTCACTATAAACCTCCTTAAACACCTTTTTTATTCTTCCAAATTAACCAATGCAATTGTGGAAGTACTCTCAAATTTAATCTATTAAAATATTTCTCTTTTGTTTCTTCAACTAGCATTTTTAACAAGGTAATATATTGTTTATATGATTTTATACCCGAAGAATTTGGTTGTAATATTATGGGCATTTTTTTGTTAATGTTATATAAAAATAAAAACTGGTTAATAAACTTAAAATCAGTTCGGTTCTTTATTACAAACTTAAATTGTACATTCTTCTTAGATTTATATAAATTAACATATTTCTTTAATACCATAGGAACTATGCCCCTAGAAGTACCCATACTAAATAATTTTGGACTGACAGACCAAAAATCAATATAAGTTATTAACTCTTTCGCTGGAAAAATTGTACCATTAGTTTCAACCATAAGATTATAACCTGCCTTTTTTAATAATTTAGTAAGTTGTGTTAAAGCGGGTTGCTGTAAAAGAGGTTCCCCACCAGTAATGCAAATATTTTTACATTTAAAAGTATTTTTTATTGTATCAAAAAGAGTATTGACAGAATGAGTATTTATTTTATTTCGGGGAGAAATTGCCCAAGAATGTTTTGTATCACATTCCGCACAATGTAAATTGCATCCTGCAAGCCTAATAAAAATATAAGGTTGGCCAATCATCAAACCTTCGCCTTGTATAGACTCAAATACTTCAACTACCTTTAACAATTTTATAAAAGGCGTTAATAACTTTTGGGACGTCCTCTTCATAAAATTTCTCCTTCACAATTACTGTATCTAATTTTTTTAAAAAAAATCGTAATTTGCTCCATAATATAAAATCTTCCTTTAAATATTTATACACTAACTTTGATATTGTGTATAACAATTCTTTGTTATATATTTTTTCTATTTTTTTATTGTTAAAAATAAACTTTTTCTTTAATTCTTGTTTTGGAATTCCTTCATATAAAGAAATAAAATCTAAAACACTTCCGCCTTGTTGACAGCCAAAACAATACCACGAATTAGTTTTTGGGTAAACTACTAAACTCGGGTCAAGATCATCATGGAAAGGGCAAACACATTTATAGTAGGAGCCAATTTTTTTAAGCTGGATACCATATGATTTTATAACACTAACAATTGATTTCATACTTCAGCCATTCTCATAATATCAAATACTGCATTAATTCTAAACCTGCCCTTTGCACCATCTCTATTTTTATTTATAACTGCGGTTACTTCTGCAACTGGAGAAATTTCTAAAACTTCAGGTTCACTTATTTTTAATGAAAGTACAATGTCCGCATGATTTGTAATTAAAAATGATAAAGCAATATCATCTAATGAATAAGTGGATTTACTTTTCATGCCCGATCTATTAACTTGTGCTGCAGTTAGCACAGGTACATTATATACTCTACCAATACCACGCAAAGATAAAGCAATATCACTATAAGCTTCCCAAATACTATTAGTTCTTGATTCAGCTTTCATTAAGCCTAAATAATCTACAATCACTAAATCAAAAGTATATCGTGCTTTTAATTCTTGTAATTTTGCACTAATAAAAGTTCCCGTACAATTATTAGGAACATCTAAAATATAAAAAACACCTTTATAATTTTTTTGGCGTTCTAAAGACTCAAAATATTTCTTCTCTTCTTCTGCAGACATGTTACCTGTTTTTATTTTATATGCAGATACGCCCGAGTCTAAAGCATCATATCTTCTTTCTAGTTGAACTTTTGGATTTTCTAAAGAAACGTATAAAACATTCTTTCCTAAAATAGAATGTATATAATGTCCCACATTTAACATAAAGGTGGATTTACCTTCTGACGTACCTGCAACAACTACCATCAATTCTGCAGGGTATAACCCATTAGTTAACTTATCAAAAGTCGGAAACCCTATTTTCAAACCAGGTTGTATTATACCTTCTTTAGCTTCTTTATATTTTTGTCTACGTATATCAACTGAATGATTTATTGCACCTTCTTTTACTTCCTTTGCTAAAACCGTTTCAATATTTAACAATTCACGTTTTAATTGCTTATATGCAAAATCAAAGTTTTGTTTTTCTAATAATGAAGCGCTTGAAGTAATTGCATTCTGTAATTTACGATTTATATATTCTTGTTTTATACTATCAATTAAAAACTGGAAGTTTTTGGGAGTAGTATTAATTAATTCTTCATATAAAGAAATAAGAGAAATACGCTCTTCAAATGAAAGATTTGAAACTAAATTTATAAATTGACTTCGATCAAAAACATCGCCATACTTTTTAAAAAAGTTTATGAGTAATTCAAAAAATAATTTCTCGATAAAATTCTCGGGCGGAAAAAAATCGGGGTTAATTCCTTCAATAATAACTGTAGACAAATTTTTTTTATCTAATAATAATGCACTTAAAAAATCTTTTATCATTTAAAATGTTGTTCCGCTTCTATTAAACTCTCACTTAACACTATATTATATAATTCATAAATTTTTTCTTTAAGGTCTAATAAATGTTTATTTTGAGTCAAATAAACTTTATAACCCTGTGCAATAGCAAACGCAAGATAAAATACAGAATTGGCAGTTGATTCAGAATCTATATTTATTAAGTTTGATAAAGTAGTATATATTTTGTGTGCCTTTACCGCAAGATCATCTGCCTGTTTAATATTCTTTTTACGTTTTCTACGTTTATTTTTTATTCGCTTTTTCGACATCTTTAGCAATTACGGTCCGCCTATAATCGGCAGTAGTAAAAGGAATATGTATAAAATGTTCATGCAATATTGAATAAAAACGGTCACCATAAATATCGCCAAGCTGTTCCAAAGATAAATTAGAAGTTAAAATAGTTGGTAATAAACTGTCTGTACGATACCTAATTAACTCATCTAAATTTTTCTCAGTAATACCAGAGCGGGGGCGGTATTCCCTTCCAATGTCATCAATCATTAAAAAATCTACATTACTTAATTTCAAAAACAAATTATTTTTCTTATCTTCCCAATAATCAAATAATATTTCTAAACAATCCGATAATGTGGTAAAGTAACAAGAATATCCTTCTTTTAAAACTACATTAAGTATAGCTACTCCTAAAGCAGTTTTAGCTGTTCCCGGATTACCATATAATAACAAACCTACGCCTTTATTATAATACTCATTTAAATTATTAACATATTTATTTAAGCGGCGTACGATTGGCTTACTTTGAGAATAGGTAATATCGTTTATTTTAAATTTACGATACTTAGCAGGTAAGTTTGCATTTATTTTACGAACTGCAAAATTAAATAACGCAACACATTTGCACGATGGATCAGTGCCCCTACATTTACACTTATCAATTGTTTTACTCTTTACTCTTAATAAATATTCTCTATCTCTAGATTTCATTTTTTGTTAGATTTAAAAAGGTGTTGCTCTATTCTAGATAATATACAAGCAATACATACCTGGGTATCCAATGGATTTGATATGTCCTGCCTAAAACATTTGGGCAAACCCATATAAGGACATTCTCTTACAACTTCTTCCTTTTTCTTCATTATGGCCTCCTCCTTATAACACTGTCCTAATTTCTGCATAAGATGTGGGTGTCTCATATAATTTAAGACTATACAAAGGAAGTTCTTTTTCTAACAACTTCCATATCTCAACTATTAAATTTTCACAAGTCGGTAGTTTGCAAAACTCATTTAAATTTGAATGGTCTAATTTATCAATAATTTTAGAATTCACAATTTTTTTTAACTTATTAAAATTAATAACCATACCATTTTTTGAATCGGGTGTTCCTAAAACGGTAACAACTAGTTTAAAACGGTGGCCGTGTAAATTATTACATTTCCCAAAAGTATCCTTATTCCACTTTTGTGAAAAATCAGGATTTTCCAATTGATGGCTTGCATCAAATTCAAATTCTTTTGTAACTAAAATTCTCGGCTGATTGTAATCAAATATTAAGGGAGTACTTGGGTCAGAGCTAAACATAGAATCATACATAAATAACCTCCTTAATAATCATTTTTAATTTTTTTAGAAGTTAAATCATATAACTTTGGTTCACATCTAATAACATTTGTTTGTGAATCTACATCAAAAGTAAATATCCAAAAACCAATAACAGGGGATAACGCTTTTCTTAGCAGGTAAGTATCTTCACTCTTAAAACAAGGTGCAGTTACAATCTGTACACCGGCTTGTGGAAAATATAAAGTAGAATGATAATGCCCTATAATTAATAATTTAAACAAATCTTCTAAATTTGACATTTCAGATAAAGCAGCCATTAACATACTAGAAAAAAACTTCTGTGGGTGATATGATAAACTATATGCTACACCGCCCGATGGATGAAACAATCTTACTCTAAACTTATCCTTTATTAAAAAATCTGCTCTATTTTCTCCTTCATAAACCAAATCAGAACGTTGTGCACAAATATCCCTAACAATATTATACCCCATTTTCATTTTAAAACATAAATCATGTTCGCCGGATGCAATAATATGTGTTTTAAATTTATTTGTTTTAGGGTATTTTTCAACCACATAACTTTTAAATTCATCGGCCCCATTTAAAAATCTCTCATTTATATGTCCTGTAAAATGTAACATTCCCTCAATTAAATCACCGCCGTGTAATGCAAACTGTACTTTTTGTTTCTCACCTTCTTCATAGGCACTATGTAATAAAGTTAATTGTTGATATTTACTTCCAAGGTGAGTATCAGATACAACTAACATTTTTAATTGATCATGAAACAATTTGTCTATCTTTACTGTTTTAAAATTCCTGTTGCTAGAAGTACGATATAAAACAACTTTTTTCTGGTCTGGTAGCAATTCAATATCATACCCATCATTGTGTAGTGCATCTATTAATTGAGAAATAATAGATTTAGATAAACCAGTTTTATAACTCAATTCACCAAGGCTTACAGGCTGGAGCGATACTGCATCTAGAATAAATTGTTTAACCCGTTGAAGTTGTTTATCAGAAAAAGAAATGAAAGGAGATTCTTTTAATAACTGGTTGGTTTTATTAGTTTTTGCAGTAATAGGTTGCTTATTTTCACTGGTTTCAGTAACTAGCTTAATTGGTTGTTTATTTTGGTTTAGCATTACTTTTTCAGTTTCATTTTTGCTAAAGCCTTCAGCCTGTTTTAATCTATGGATTGTTTTCGTAATCCCATGATAAGTTCGAATAGGTTGGCCGTTATGAAATAAATTATTAACCTGATTTATAATTTCAGAATAAGGTCTATTAGCTAAATACATTTCCCAAATTAAATCTATTTCCTCTTTACTGTATTTTATTACTCGTGTCATATCACATTACCTCCTTTTAAATACCGTTCAATTTTATACCATAATTTATGACTACCGTATTGATGCAATAACAATTCAGCTTTAATAATATCTACACTCGGTTTAGGAAAAAAATAATCTTGATGTAAATATTCATTCTTTAAATTAACCAGTTTATAATTAATAAAAATTTGCTTTAATAATTTAACTAATTTATTACTTATCTTTTTAGGCAAATCTTCCACTACAGGATTATCTACTAACAACCAACTGGTTAAAGAACCTTTCTTTGTCAAAATAAAACGGGCTTGAGTTGCCGACAATATTTTTGGTACATTATCTACACGATCGCCTATTAATGTAAGATAATCAGTAAACAAATCAATTGAGGGTAATTTATATCTTCTACAAACCTCTACCTCGGTAATAACTCCACGACGGTATCCTTTCAAAATTTTACGAGAACCCAATAATTGAAAAAAATCTTTGTCATCTGAAATTATCGTACATTCATTTAACGAATTAACATAAGCAGCAATTAACTCATCTGCTTCTTTACCATGATACATTAACTGGCGGAAGCCCAACAAAGATAATATTTGCGTTAATGCGGTTATCTGGTGAAAATCTAAAACAGATGTTCTTTGTGCTTTATAAGCACTAAAAATCTTCTTCTTACTCAATGGCCCCGAAGACCAACCAATTACACACGTCTTTGGTTTTTCCTTTTCCAAAATAGATATTAACAATGAAATAAAACCAAAAATAATAGGGTAATTAATCTTCCCATTAAAAATAAAATGTGAAACGTGTGCTAAATAAGGGCCGTCAACTATTAAATGTTTTGTTTTTATATCACCAAGCCAACTCATACATACATCCTATAAATAAGTAAAATATATCAAAGTCTTTAAGCTAAAATATTTTAAGATGATAATATTTTATTTAATGTCTTTTTTAGTTCTTTTACTTGTGTTCTTAATTCACTTATTTGTAATAATGATTTTGCGATCTGTGTACCAAACGTTGCCTTGTCACTATCTGATGAATTAGAAAACGCTTCAAGTAATTCAGCAATATTTTTTCTAATTATTCTAATAGCTTTTTTATTTTTATTAATTTCAACATTTAATTCATAAACTGTCTTCTCAATATTTTGTTCACTCATTTTAGTTAATCCTCCTTAATAATAACTTTATACAAAGTTGTTTTTTGTTTACCAAAACGTTTTGCCTTCTTTTTTGACCACATAAAAATATCAACTGTTTTTTTATAACGACGATTCATAATATCATTAACTTTAAACAAACCATACCCTTTTAAATAAACATCATCACCATAATTTAAATATGCAAGTAAATCACGGCTAACCGCAATAGACCCTTCAAATACTAAATTATGCCAAGCAGGTATAAAAGGTGTCGAATCTGTTTCATTCGGGTCAGGACTATATGCCGTAACCACTACCACACTAATTGCTTCTAAACGTATTGGGTGAAAATCATTATGTTTATGTTTTAATTTTAACAATAAAAATAAACAAATACTAATGACTAAACAAAACTTTAAAAGAACGAACCGGTGCATTATGTAATTTTCTCTTTCAATTTTTCATACCAATCAGGTCCAATAAGTCGATCCAATAAATTACAATCAATTACTTTTAAAATTACTTTTGCTGCTGTATCATCAAACCATTCAAATGGTGGTGGAAGAACAACTAATTTGTCAATTAACTTTGCAAGCACCGTTAAAAACTCTTCCTCAGTCGGCATTTCTCCAACAATGTCTTTTACGCTCTGTAAAAACCAAGCAAATAAATTTCTTGTAGATTCTTTCAATTCACTGATCTTTTCTTCAGTCTCGTTCAATTTACTAATCACCAAATCCGCAACCTGATCATGATTCATCTCTACCTCCTTTTACTTTTCAAGTACACTAAAATCAATTTCATAATAAATTTCTTTACAGCGACGACACTTAAGTTGTAAACCTGGGAGACGTAAATCTTTATATTCTAACATACCTTTCTGAATAACTTTTCCTTTGTGTCCAAATAATAAACAAAGTATATTCATTCTATCCTACTTAACTTAAGTACTATACATAATTTATCACGGTGTTCGATTGAAACTACTTCAAATGCAACTTTAGCTCCAGTAGTACACAACGAAAGTGTCTCTGTTACACTAAGATCTGTTTTAAATATTAATAAGGCAGGTCCTAAATCAATACAAATCTCTTTTGCATCTACATTAATGGTGGGCGACAAATTCGTGTCATAAATATACTGCCAGTTATAGTTAGTAGTGCTATTAGTAGAAGTATCATAAGTATAACGGAAAGTAACAGTACCGTCACCATTATCTTTTGTTTCTATCATTTTGACCCCCATTTCTTAATTCCATATATATTTAATACAAACAAAACAAAAGAAATGACTACCAAACTGGGAAGAGATAAAACAAATCCTTGATACAAATAACAAAAATTACCAATACCATTACAAACAAAACCAAAAATATTCTTACGTGCAAGTAAAAATGCTCCAAAAATAAAAAAGAAATTACCAATCCAGCCAACTAAATCAGGACTTAACATTCAAATACTTCCTTGTAAATACCTTTCTATGCCATTTAGTCATACCAAAACGACGTAAAGCACTGACTTGTTTCTTTGTAGGCACGCCAGTATTGTGTTCAAAACCATATTCTTTATATCTTTTTCCCAACCTTTCCATAAATCTATCGAGTAAAACTTTAGCAATTATACTGGCGCAACTAATAATATAACACTTTTCATCACCATTTACTATATGAAGCACGGAAGGACAGTACTGTTGAAGGTTTAATTTACGAAATTTCCCATCCAAAAGTATAACATCTACCTTATATTTGCTAGTTAAATCGACAACGGCACGTTGTTTTGCTAACAAATGCGCTTGATAAAAGCCCAATTTATCTATCTCGCTAACCAAAACTCTACCAATTCCAACAGCAATTATATGTTTTTTCAATTGTTTATATATAGTTTCTCGTTGTTTTCTTGTTAATTTCTTACTATCATTTACATTTCTTATACGGCTATTTGTCTTTAACACTACTGCACAAGCAATAATTTCACCAGTTGTGCTATAAATATTCACTTCATCTACACCAGCTATATGTTTAAAACCGAGTTTTCTTAAGGTATTTTCTAAAGTTTTGTTATTCATCAAATTTAAATCTCTTAGGATTTACATCTAAAGTAAGAGTAACTGTACCATTCCCAGCATCTGCTTTTAAATCTAAACGTCTAATTCCACATAATTCTTTTAAATTTTTATTATATACTACTGTATTTTCAATAGATCCATCAGTTATTATGACAACACAATTTTTATATTTACGTAAAAGATGATGCAAATATACCTTTTCTATATTACTTTTCATAACTTTTATACGGTTTAAGTACAAAATATTTGCCTGTTAAAAAGTCAAATCTACTTATTTCACTAATAACTTTATCTTTAATAGCATAAAATTTATCGTCGATACTCATAACAACTATATTATTATATACAAATACCTCTTTAGGAATACGAAAAAAGTACTTATTTTTTGGAGTATCAATATCAAAAATAATAGAAGAATCTGTAATATCAATACGTTGTGTACTATTCCAAACTATTTTAGTCTTTGGATCCACTGATAAAATCATAACCCCTAAATGATTCATAATACATAAATTTAAACACCACTAAAATATTATACACAAAAATATCTAATTTGTTTAGCTTTTCAACTTCATAAACAAAAAGTTTATTCTTCTCATAGAAAGTGGCACGATAAAAAGCTGTTTCACTATATAACTTAAATATAAAACTATCGGGTAGCTTCATATCAGTAAGCAACAAAATAGATGGCGACGGAATAGGGCGGATTGAATAATAATCATAAAATTTCATAATAGCAAGATTATTGCTAGGGAAACGAATTATTTTCACTTTACTAAAACTACCAAATCAGTATTATCTAAAACATCTAGTTTACAACTTATAGGTTCTACTAAATATTCAAAAAGGCGAACATTATCTTCAAGTAAAGAATGCTGTAAAATTTTTTTAATTCTTACATACAAATCTGCTTCTTTTAAATAAATAACACTATTTTTTAAAAATATCTTTAAACTACTTTTAGTCGTTATTATTAAACGACTTTGACTCAACCTAGTTGGTGATTTTAATACAACAGTATTTAAAACAAAATTATACATCCCCGAATCAGTTATAAAATGATAAGTCTTCACTTTAAATTCTTTCATCACTCATAATCTCCTATCCACCCCATCAATCACCAACTTCTCGTTCATAACTCCTCCTCAATCCTTTTTCGGATTTCGTCTCGATTTTTTCTTATTTTCTTTTCCTGCTCTCTTGCTTCATTAAAGATATTTTGAGGAACAATCATATTTTCTTCTATATATTGTTCTTCTATTAAATATTCTTCGTGACAATAAGGACAAATTCCATTATGTAATACACTCCCACATATAACACAATTTTTACTCATCTTTCACCTCCTTCAACCTTTTCCACACAGGGCAGATTTTTCGAGAACAATAATTTCCTGTATCTAAACAAATTTTAAAACTTTTTTCTATACCTCCTTCCAAACAACAATCAAACATCATTTTATTGCAATGCTTACTAAAAGTCTTAAAACTAATCAGTTTTTTCATCGGAGACCTCCTTCTTCTCAACAAATATAATCCCTTTCCCATTACAATACTCGCATCTATACCATTCACCATTCGCTAACTGTCGCTCGCCTTCACCATCGCAATGCTCACATTTTATGTATTCGCCATTTTCCATCATTATATCTTCAACTGCCATATCGCCATACTCCCAATCTTCACCGAATTTCATTGGAGTCATCTTTCACCTCCTTCAACCTTTTCCACACAGGGCAGATTTTTCGAGAACAATTTTTATCATAATTATTTCTATGTCCACAACAACTAAATCCGCCATAACAATAATAACAATATTTTTTAAAAGTCCTAAAACTAATCAGTTTTTTCATCGGAGACCTCCTCCTTGCTCTCTCTAATTAAATCTTCCCAATCTGTATCATAACCACTATGACAATAAACTACTGCCTTGTTTGAAAAGTGGTGAGATTTTCTCTTTAAATATTCTTCTGCACTTTCTCTTGAAAAGAATATTCCAGTTATCATACTTGCTACCATATGACAATCAGGTTTCATCATTTGACAAGGGTCTATTATTATCCAATAAGGATATGCTGTTGCTTCATTCTTGTCACTTAATTCAAAACTTTTAACTTTCATCCTTCACCTCCTTTGGCGTAAACCTATCCCACATATTCGGGTCATACATACACATCCGCCGATAACTCCAATTTCCACGCTTTATCAGAAAATTTAATCGGCAGAAACCTTTCCCCGACCACCATTTGCATTTTGAATAATATAATTTGCTTCCTAACTAAATCAGTCCCCATAAATTCTTATTACTTTATAATATTTGCTTAACAATAAAAATTCACTTTTAGTTAGCTCTTTATATAAAAAAACATAATCATTAATATTCTTATGAATAGCATAAGCATACTCATGCTCTAAAAAAGTCGTATGTTTAAAATAGTCTTGTAAATCTTTATGCTTGTTTAAATTATAAATATGGAGACAAATATAACAAGAGTTGTTATGTGTCGTTAAAAAAGGAGTATCAATCATTATGTTATTCCCTCAATAATTTTGGGTTTAGTTATTAAAACATCTATTTTAGATATTGGCTCTAGCAATAAAATCTGGTTGTATTGAATTGAATTGGGAATACACCTAATAACTTCTACAACTTTATAATATTCTTTTTCATTAACAAAATACAGTACGTCATCTATATTAATAGGTTCTGGACTAGAAACAAGAACTTTATCAGGTTCTCCAGGGTCACTATATAAAAAATATATAAAACTAAATCTTGTATCTATGCACATGCTACCCTATCCAAAAAACAATACCCATACAAAAAGAAATGGTGGTTGTCTAAATCAATAAAGGGATATTTATTTCTTAATGAGATAAAGCCTACGTTATCTAAAATATCAGACAAATAAACAAATTCACTTTCTTTTAATTGTTCTGCTAAAAAAGTTGGGTTGGTACAAAACAGCTCTGATAATTTTTCTATATTTTTTGATGAAATTTTTTTAAAGCATATCAAAAAACGATTTCGTGACTTACATAGAAAAGGTATCTTATAATTTTCTTTTAAAGCAATAGCCTCAACTAAAATCATTTCACCTTCCTTAAACATTCTCTAACATATTCTATCTGTCTATAGCAATCTGCTAAAGCATTATGTTCCTTTTCTATTTTTTTATCTATTTTAATTTTAGATAAATACACAAGAGTATTTATATCTCTCCATCTCTTATAATGAAATGGTACTCTTTGTCCTAACTTTTTACATACATTATCTATTACATGCATATCATAATAATGCGACCAAACTGGTGCTTTTTTATTTTTATTACAAAATTCTTTTAGCATATGTAATGCCTTCGTAATACTTAATCCACCTTTAAGCCAAGTTACTTTCTCAGCATTTTCTATCCAAAATTTCACATTTCCGGCATCAATTTTAAAACCCCTATTAACATTATCAAACATTGAAATATTAGCTATAAAGTTTTCTCCAATACCATCCTCAGAAAAATAACTTGCACCGATTTGAACTATAAACTCATCAGATAATGTTTCTAAATCAAGCATAATCATTATATTTTTCTCCTATAAAAAAATCTTTGGGGTAATTTTATCTAAATCATGATCAGGTACATACACTAATTCTCTTCTATTTACTACTTTCAATTTTCCTAAACAAACTATTGCTTCTGCTTTAGATGAAATCTCATCCAAATGTAATAAATAAATATTTTTTTTAAACTGAGTACTACCTGAAACTAACATATATTCATCATGAAACTCATCATAAAGCAAAAACTTTTTATCTTTAATAGGTAATTTACTCACAAAAACTCCACTTATCTTTTTCATTTTTGGTAAGTTAAATCATCATGTTTAATTATTTTAACACCTTCACCAATAAGCTTTATGTAAATTAAGCTTGATATCTGTTTTAAAAGGTGTTTTCAACTTTTTACAATAAATCGTACTAAACAGCCAACCTGGGTACACTAAAACCCCCTTCTATAAAAATTAATACAGCTCTTATTCTATCTATGTATATAAAAAAAAAATCTCATTTTCAAAAAAGTTAATTTATTCATCTATAAAATTTACTTCATTAATTAATCCAAAAAATTCAATATTACTTATCCTCCTTGACATATAAATATAACGGTGGTCAGTTCCCACCATATCTTTTAACCATTTTTTATAATTTATAGTCATAGGCTCTACTCTTTCATAACATAATAATAATCCTTCTTTTCCTTTGACAATAAAAGGGGTTTTATATTTCCTCTTTAAAATAATAACCGTAGTCTCAACCATAAATAATACCTCCTACATTATTCTCAACTAACATCTCTAACCTACTTACTTTTCGTAAACATAACCTTAAATTTGGGTTAAACTCATAACCATAAAGTGAAGTAATCTTCCAATACTTATACTTAAATAATATTAAATTTCCTTCTTTTATATTATCAAAATCTTCTAAATTTTTAAAACGTGCGACTAATTCTATATTATTCATATAAACAGCCTTCTTTGGTTCAACCATCATCCCACCAGAAAATATATATCCGTCTTCTACAAAAAACATTTCTACCATGTAACTGTCTCCATCTTTTCCATATAAGTTAATGCTTCTAATTTATCAAGTGGTTCTAAATAATAAGTATACTGTATGTCATTTAAACTTTGTCTTTCTCTTACAAGATAATATTCCCCCGAACGGTTACACACAAAAGGTACTTCTTTATAAACAGAAGTGATTAAAGCTTTTACTGTTCTACTTCCTTCAAAAGCATAATCACCTATTATTTTAATCATACAATTTTCAACTCCCACACTTTCTTACCAAATATATCAAGTTTACTACCAACTCTTCTAATATATAATTCCTTAACAGTTTTATCTTTTATGTCTCTAGTAATTGACAAAACTTCAAAAAATACCCCCTTATATAAAACCATATCTTTTAACTTTATAGCTGTAACATGTGCCTGCACAATTATATTCCAAATCAAATCAATGGGCCAAGTTTCTAATTCTGATGCAAAACGAATATACTCATTTATTCCTACAACAGTACTTTTATTTAACAAAATTTGTTCCATTTCTTATTACCCAAGAAGGAATTCCTTCATCTACTAATTTATCTATTAAATCAAAAAATACTCCCAAAATCTACCATTACATACAAAAAAGGTAATATATATACCCTTCATCAATCCTCTTCATAAATATCCATTATACACATATAAACCAATAATTCCAATTTATCTATCGGTTTAACTAAATATTTAAAATACTCTTCTTTAGAGGTAGTGACCACTTCTTCTAAAGCAATATAATACTGCCCAAAATAATCTTTATATAAAAAAGGTGTTTTCAACCTTCTTTTAAGATAAATTGTATTAAATACCAAATTTTTCATTCTATATAATCTCCAAAACTCCAATAAACAATATTCATTTTTCCTATATAAGACAATAATTCTATCTTACTAATAAGCCTAATACTATATTTGTAATAACCACTATTAACAGAAAATTTCATATTAACTATATAATAATTATCATACCAATCTATATATACAAAAGGAATCTTATGTCTTTTTTTAAGATAAATCGCAGTAAAATTTTTCATTCTATATAATCCCAAAGACCTTGACAAACAATCTTCATTTTTTTAATATAAACCAATAATTCTATTTTACTAATAGGTCTAATAGAATATTTATAATCAGTACCATATGTATATTTAAAAAAAGGTATCTTTTTATTTACCAAATAATAATTATTATAATAATCTTTATATATAAAAGGAACCTTATGACTTTTTTTAAGATAAATTATGTTAAATACTAGATCATTCATTTTCAAATACACAACTTTCCATTATTAACAAACTTTCTTTATCAATAGTTTCCATTTTATTTTTATAAACCATAAATTCTAAATTGTCTATTTTTTTAAGAAAATATTCCCAATTGCCTGCCATTGTTTTCTCCTTATTATAACATATATAATAATAATTGTCACTATAGTATAAAAAAAATGGGACTTTTATTCCCTTTTTTGAAATTATTCCTACTGTCATATATTTATTTACACGACGTTTGTTCTACCTACATACCTAACTAAGGTTTGACAACCCCCGTGTATTTTCCAGAATTTATATATTTGGTAAACAGATAGTAGATTATATTAGAAAATGCATTATTGTTGCTTATAGGGGAGTATAGGCCGTTTAAAGAAGTAATATATGTTATATATTACTTCTTTAAGGTGTTAGTTATATAAGATAGAAGTAGAGGTGTAAGATGGAGCGATAGATATTATAGGATAGGTAGTAAATGTAAGTTTTTAAGGGATAGAAGGTAGTTATATAAGATATATAAATGCAAGGGTAGTTATTTGTTAAGATAAGTGTAGCGTTAGTTAGTTATTTAGCTATATAGTATAGGTGTAAAGGTGAATTGATACGTAGACCACCGGTATATAATATCAACAAAAATAATTCTTATTTCCGCATTAATAATAAGTTAAAGGGGGTGAAATTATGAGAGAGTACAAAATCATTTGGAAAGGAGTGGAGGGGGTAGTAGCTGTGCCTGATCAGGACATAGCACATTTCGAGAAAATTTTAAATTACATCAACAAGGTGAATGACGACGTAAAGATATTGGAAAAGGGTGAAGGGCCTTCGAAAGAGCGAGACTGGTATCTCCTTGAGGAAGTATCAGTCTCAGGACGCCTACGGGCAACCATAGGCGTAGAAGGCACAGGCAACAAGTTAATAGCAGCAATAGCTAGATGGTGCAACTGCGTTGATGTGCCGTACACCGTCTGGCTCTTTTTTAAACAAATTGCAGGAATAAGTGGTATGTAAAATAGGAGATAGTATGTAAAATAGGAGGTAGTATGAAATTGTATTGTCCTAACTGTGATAAGTACTTTGACGCAAAACAAGCAAAAGCTTCTTGGAATGTAGCAATAGGGACATGGGGTACTTGCCCAATATGTGGTAGAACAATAAAAAAAGCAACTGTTAAACAAATAATAAAAACCTTAAATAAAGGAGGCAGAAATGACTAAAGAACAAGTTTTAGAAATGTTTAGAAAAGATCCTATAAGTATGGTGGAAGATAAAAAGTATACTCTACCAAATACTCCAGCAAGGGATCTAGAAAACTATTTAGATCATTTGGTAGAACAAATTCAATTGTCTTACAAAGAAATAATTATAAGAGTTTTGGTGGATGGAGTTAGACCAAGAGATGCTGTTAAGGAGGTATTATGAAAGTATACTTTACTAAAATTGAAAAGAAGGGTACCCGAATCTGTTATTATTGTGGAGATAATATTTATTTTCAGGAAACACCAGTAGTGATATTTAATAGATATATGTCAAAGAAAAGATATTTCTGCCCTGAATGTGCTTTAGAATTATTACAAAAAAATATATTTTATCTAAGAACAAATATTGAACCTACACTAGACTGGAAGTGGAAATGGATTACAGACCTAGATAGTGGAGAAGTAGAAATATTTAAAACTAGAAGGAAAGCGCTAGAGGCTGCATATAAAACAAATAAGTTCTTATTTACAAATAAAATAAAACTCAATAAACTTGTTGAGAAAATAAAAGCAGGTGAATATTTAAAGGAGGTGTTATGAAAATTAAATGTAAGATTTGTGGTAAAGAAAAAGGAGCATCTAAAGACAGATACCAAAAGCTATTAACTAAATATGGATCTGAGAAGGAACTATTAGAAAATTATATTTGTAGAGACTGTAGAAAGGATCCAAAAGGTTTAGTTATTAAAGCTAAAGATGGAGAGGTTTATGTTCCAACTGCTGATGGGGTTACAGCTTTTATTACTACGGAACGGACTGTAGATGAGGTTATAGAAAACGTGGATAAGGCTTTGGATGAGTTAACAAAATAAGGAGGTTATATGAAGTTACCACCCAGATTAGTAAAAAAACTATATAATATAGCACAACTCCATTGTAAGAAATATCACAAGAACATTACAGTCGATGAGTTGTCAGAGGATGCAGCTATAGCTAAAATAAGAATAGTAGATGAGTTTGGTGAGATACGGGACCTAGTAATTCCAACAAAAGAATTATTTAGGAGGTAGGGATGGAAGAGGTAAAAGAAAAATTAAAGGAACTAATTAATTTCATTGTCTATGAATACTTTGATGGTCCAGATATGATCAGAAACATTTTTGGAGACAAGATAATTAAAAAAGACTTAATAGAAAGTTTTATAGCTAACGAAGAGGATGAGTTTAGGGAATATGGAAGTAATCTTAAGGAATATGTTAAAGCAAAATGGAAAACAGTCCTATACCTTAAAGAAGCTATAGAACTATTAGAAAACGTAAAAAGTAGGTCGGAAAGAATAGCTATTGGTTTATATGATAAAGTATAGGAGGTGATATTATGTCAGAAATTGATCACAAATTTACAAATGAAATTGTGTGTCCTTATTGTGGTTATGAATTTTCAGATAGTTGGGAATATTTGGATCCATCCAATGATAGCCATGATGGTGAGGAAATAGATGTTGAATGTTTAGAATGCGGAAAGAATTTGAAGTGATCGTAAATGTTGAGATTACATACTCAAGTTATAAGAAGGAGGGACAATGAAAGATTACTTTAAAAGTCCTGGAGAGATAATTGGTAACGTAAAAGACTTGTACATAACGAAACCTGGAACTAAAGCAAGAGAAGTAGAGGTGGAATTGGATCGAACTATCAGAGGGATCCAGGAAAACTACAAAAGTATAATAACAGCGATAATCGAAGACGAACTTGAAGTGAAAGAAGCTTTAATTAAATATCTAGGAGGTGAATTATGAGTTTCAAAGTGGTTTGTAGTAAATGCGGAGAAACGAAAGGGTTCAGTAAGGAAAGATATTTAAAGAATGTTCGTAACTACGGAAGTGAAGAGAACTTACAGAACAACTATGTCTGTAGAAAATGTAGGAACCAAGATTATACAGCAGGGCCTACTCCAAAGTTACAGTCCCAGATGGACCTATTAGTATTAGCTTCCAAAGTTTTACCTAATATAACTAATACGAAACTGAAGAAAAGATTAGAAAAACTTATTAAGGAAGTAGAAAGGGATATTGTTAAGAAATAATACCTTTTGGTTCCTTGTATAAATTATTATAGGAGGTGATGTAAATGGCAATGAACGAGATCGAGAAAGCAGTAATTAGGATGATAAGAAATGGTAAGACTTTCTTTGCTTCGTTAATTATCCAAATGGTTAGAGTTAAAGATGAAAGTCTTGATGCACCAATGGGAGTTACGGTCTCAGATGGGAGAATATATTTATATTACAACCCTAACCTAATGGGTAAATGGAAGCCAAAAGAAATAGAAGCGGTTTTGGAACATGAAATCGAACATGTTGTCTTCCTCCACATATTAAGAGCAAGGAAGAGGTATCCATTAGGTTGGAATATTGCAACAGATATTGCTATCAACCAACATATAAATAACTTACCAAAAGGTTGCTTGTTCCCAGAAATGTTTAACCTTCCAAGAAACAAGATAGCAGAATTTTATTATGATAAGTTACCAAAAAAGAAAGGTGGAGGACAGGGTCAAGGAAAAGGACAGGGTCAGGGTCAAGGTCAAGGAAAAGGACAGGGTCAAGGTCAAGGTCAGGGTAAGAATGGTGGAGGTGGTGCTGGTGGAGGTAAAAGTAATAAACCAGATATAAAACCAATAGATGACCATACCGTTTGGAAAAGATGCAAAGGCACCAAATTAGATAAAGAAGTAGTTAAACAAGCAGTAAAGGAAAGTTATAACAATTCAAGAGACAAGGGTAACATACCTGGGAGGTTTATAGAACAAATAGAAAAGTTACTTGCACCGCCTACGATACCTTGGGGTAAAATATTTAAACAATATGTGGGGACAAAAATAAAGGCAGGTTTTAAATATAGTTGGAAAAGACCTAGTAGGAGATTTGGAGAAAGGATGAAAGGTATAGTTCCTAGTAGAACAATAAAGATCGCTGTTGCAATAGATACAAGTGGAAGTATATCTCCTAAAGACTTTAGAGAATTCCTAAGTGAACTAAACGGGATACTAAAGACATATAAAAACAAGACCAAGGTTCTTATATGTGATGCTGAATTACAAAAAGTATATGATTACAAACCATATCAACAACTTGATGTGAAGTTTGAGGGAAGAGGTGGAACAGATTTCAGGCCAGTATTCGCTTGGTTACAAAAAGAATGGAAGCCAGATTTGTTAATATACTTTACAGATACTGAAGGAACATTTCCGTCTCCATTTCCAACTTATCCAGTCCTGTGGATACTACCAAGTGATTATGATGGTCTTGATGTACCATTTGGAACCAAAGTAAAAATAAACCATGCTAAGGAGGAAGAATGAAAAAAACAATATTTCAAGTTTATAAAACAAATTACCAAGGACAACTTGAAGACCATTACTTCCTAGGTTTAATAAAAGATGGTAGAAACATCTGGGGAATAGGTTATACAAAAACAATAAAAGAATTAATGTATCAAATTAAATATAAAAGAAAAGAATGTTTGTTAGTAGATTATATAGAAAGCGATGTAGTACCAATCAATACAGTAGAGTTGATTACAATGCTTCCAAAGAAAAGAACAATTAAGAAGATACAAAAAGAAGCAGAAATAGATTATGCAAACATACAAATAAATAAACCGAAAATAAAAGAGGAAATAGAAGAAAGAGAAAAATATGTTAACAGCTGGGGACTGAAAAAATAAATAGGAGGTGAATGTTATGAAGTTGAAAAGTATCAAACAAAGAATTATTGAGATGTCCAAGATGCCGCCTGACGCAAGGGTTCCAATTCTTATGATTGGTGGGATGGGAATTGGAAAGAGTCAGATTGTTTATCAAGCAGCAGAAGAGATAGCAAAAGAAAAAGATTACAACGTTATCGAGATAAGACTTGCACAGATGGAACCAGGAGACATCATAGGTATACCAAGAGAAAGAGATGGTAGAACGATATGGGCAGCACCATCTTGGTGGCCAACAGATGGCTCGGGAATAATATTCTTCGATGAACTTAACAGAGCACCAATCGATGTAAGGCAAGCTATCTTTCAGGTACTAACTATGAGAAGGATACATACTCATATTTTACCTCCCGATTATCAAATAGTAGTCGCTATCAATCCAAGTGATAGCATCTATCAGGTAGAGGAACTTGATCCAGCAATGTATACAAGGTTCTGGATAGCAGAAGTAGAACCAGAGTTGGAAGAGTGGGTTAAGTATGCTTTTAGTAAAGACTTTCATAAAGGAGTTATACAGTTTGTGATAACTCATAAAGAGTTATTTTATAAACCAAAACCAAAAGGAGCTTGTCCAACTCCAAGAAGTTACGAATATCTTAGCAACTTTATGAAACATACTCAACTACCAATAAAGAGTGATGATTTCTACCTTGCAGTAACAGGTTACATAGGAACAGAAGCAGGGGCAGCATTTATAAAGTTTATGGATGCGGGTTTTGTTAAACCAGTTACAGCAGAGGAAGTTCTTAATAAATATAGTGATCCAAAGATACAAAAGAAACTTAAGAACCAAGAAAAAGATGAGAACAGAGATAAGATGTATGCAACAATGTTAGATGTAGCTGCTTACCTTGAGAAGAACAAACTCAGTAATGAACAATTAAAGAACTTTACCAATTGGCTTAAGAATACATTACCTGAAACTGTTGCAGCCTTATGTGAAAAGGTACCAAACAATATCTTAATAAAACTTGCTGAAGATAAGGACCTTGTTGAGGTAGTAAAGAACATACTCAACGAATCAAATTAACCAAATAGGGGAGGACATAGTTATCCTCCCCTATAATTTTCTTTTCTATCTAATATAATATAAATCATTATGATAATATGAAAAGTGGTTTATAGGTTAATTTTGCAAGGATAAAGGAGGGAATTTATGCAGGTAAGGGTTGTTACACTCAAAACTAAAAGAAAACATAAATACAAATGTAATAGTTGTAAGAAAGAAGCTGATGCACAAAAAGAAGTAACGACAGTATGGTACAACTATAGTAAAAGATATCTATGTAAAAAATGTTCAATTGAAACTTTAAATAATATAATAACTACATTCAAAGAAAAGATAAAAGATATCGCAAAAGCACATTGGTTTTCTTATATTAAGTCATATGTTGATTGGAATGCGAGAGCAATCAATGACGCTTCAACTGGAGAGTTTCTTGGGTACTTCTTTGCTATACATGGTAATCTTATAGGAACCAAAGATGAAAAATATATAGAAAAACTTGTTACAAAACATAAAACAGAAAAAATAAAGTATTACAACGAAGAGATACAGAAACTAAAAGCATTGGTCGCTAAAATAGAAATGGAGCTTGTACCAGTAGGAAATATAAAAGACTTAAGATATGATAACAAATATTATACTACCTTTGATAATTAAAAAAGTATTGAAAAATAAAACTAAAAAAATTTCTTAAAAAAAAGATATACAATTAAGCAACTTTCAGTGTATCTAATTTTCAGAGATATTTTTTTACTTGTCTCTAATAACTAACAAAAAAAAATTATAAGAATAAATAACACTGTTTACGATGTAATGTAAACCAGTGCAACAACCTGAAAGGTTGGTGAAAAGCAGTAACTAAAAAAGTGTTTAATCGGATTCTACTTCGTCCACTTTAAACAAGAAGTGATAGACATCAAAAGTCACCTTTAAAAAGGTTCCTTTCGACATCAGAATATTGTCCTCCCCAAAGGGAATAGGACAATTATTATAGTGTTTTATAAAGGAGGGAGAAAAATGAAGATGGAACGAATAATATTTTTAGATTTTGTAAAAGGTAAATGTCCTTTCCTTAAAAAAAATAAAAAGTGTACTTTAGTACCAAACGAAAAAGGGACTTGTAGTTATACAAGAGGAAAAAGTTTATTATTTAGAGGTTTTGGTTGTGTTGGTATGATATTATTTAGATTAAAATATAAAGGAGGTGTAAAATGAGTTATTTAGTTTATCAATCTACACGAAACCATGTTGTGTATTGTTCACAATGTAAAATCTCTTTCAATACTAAAGACAATATAACCGCATACTATTATAGTTATAATAGTTCAGATCCTTCAGAATACTTTTGCACAAATTGTTTTAAAGATAAAATAACATCAAGAATAAAAAGGTTACAAGAAAGTATCAATAGACTTAAAAATGTTTTTAGTTATAGGAAACAAATTATTAAAAAGGTTATAGAAGATACTAAAGAAAAAATATATTGTCTCCCTGTTTATTATATAAGAGATGTAATATTTTACAAAGATGTTAAAACTGTACTTAAAATAATACAAGCAAATAAACAAGTAGAAATAGAAAGATTAGAAAAAAGAAAACTTGAACTGGAAGCAATAATTGCCAAGATAGATTTGAACTTGGTACCAAAAGGTATCAGAAAACATTTATTAAAAGACGGAAACAATATTGTAAATATAAATATATAAGGAGGTTGATATGAATAAATTACAAAAACTTTATTTAGAACTAATTAAATTAACACAGTTCAATTCTCTTAATGGTAAACAAATTTATAATGACCTGCTTGAAAATGAAGATATTTGGGATGCAGTTTTCTTAAAAGATTCTGACTCTCTTATAACTTTAAGAGACTTACCGGAAGGTTTTCATAACGTTTCAACACTTTATATTTTAACAACAGAAGATAAGTTAGTTGATTTAATGCCTTTTGTTCACGATTGGTCTCCAGACGATGTTAATGTGTATAAAAAAGACGAAGTGACATTGCTTTTAGGAATAGGTAACCCAGGAGATAAAGTTATAATTGAATTGTGGTGGGATTAAAAGGGGGTAAAAAAATGAATAAGAACAATTATAAAGAACGTCTTGTAATTAACGCAAAAAGAATTAAAGAGTACTTAAAAGAAAATTTTGGTAAAGAGATAGTGGATGAACCTGATACTTGGTGGTGGATAAATGCAATGGTTTTGGAATTCTTAAGAAGGTTAATTATAACAAGTCCAAGAAAACCAATTGATGATAAAGTAGCATTTAAAGAATTTAAAAGAATTTACCCTAACTATACTCTTCCTTCAAAAATAAATAATAAAAAAATTACTTACCCTTTTCAATTCCAACCCAAGCCTTTTCTTAAAAATACCTGAATAACTATTCTTTTTAAGGAGGAACCAGAAATGATTATACCTTTAACTCATACTATTTCTTTATTAAAAGTATTTTTAGATAGACATTTTACTGAAAAACATTTAGAGATAGTTGAACTAATATATGAAATGTTAGATAATGATGTCCATGTAAATTTCATACAAGCAGTAGGACACCATTTTAGTAAAACTCAAGAAAGAGTAATGTTATCAAATGATAATAATTTTGGATATGAAGGTATACCAAGTGTTAAAATTTACTTTTTAATCCACGGAACCGTTTATATTATAGTTGGTTATAAAAGGTACCAGTTTAAAATTGATAAACAAGTAAAACTTATGCATCTTATAAAAGAACTTTATAAACAAAAGAAATTTGAACTTCTTAAACATATACCAAAAATTACAAATAAACTAACAAAACAAGATATCAATAAACTAATAGGTATATTAACATTATTTGTTTTCAAATCCCCTCAAAATTAACCTTATTTAATATTTTATTCTCTTTTAATATTCTTCCATATCAAACAGAAGAAAGAGGCAAATAACTAAAATATGAAGGTTTTAGATATATATTTAACAAATATGTAGGAGGTAGCTATGTCAAAAAGAATGAAGTATTCAGGTATGAATAAGTTGTTAACTAAATCATATAGGGAAGAATGGATAAGAAAACTGGAACCAAAAGACATAGAAATAAAAATTGAGACTGAACATTATTATTGTGGAGGCGAGTTATGTGAGGAAGATTTACAAATATTTATAAAAACACCAACAGATAATTATTTCGTAGATAGATATTATGAAAAATTTCCAAAGAATAAAATTAAATTCCAGGACTGGATCAACCAAATGGTACCCCCAAAACAACAACAAGCAATAAATAAATTTAACGAAACCAAAGACATAAATATATTAAAACCATATGAAAAATTATACAAACAAATAAAGCACGTCCTAAAAAAGAAGTATACAAAGAACCCATTAACTGAAAAGGGCAAAGAAGAAGTAGCAAAACTAATAATAAAATTCCAAAAACTAAAAAAGATACTAGAAAGATACCAAAACATATTTAATAATACTATAATAGAAATATACCCAAAAGTTAAAGCTATAGACGCATATTTTGCAGGATGTAAAACATCAAAAGAATATTTAGAAGGAGTAAAAAAAGAACTTAATTATTATATAAATAGTCTAACAGACAGGTTAAAGAAGTAATATATATTATATATTACTTCTTTAAAAGGAGGTATAAATGAGTAAATATATAAATTTAGAAATACCTTGCGAAGGTTGTGGTGGCTATTTAGAAAATGGGGATGTAGTTTACTGTCAAAATTGTTATAATGAAATGGAAGAAGAATTAGAAAAAGCAAGAGATATAATACGAGACCTTGAAAATGAAATAGAAAACCTTAAAGAAGAAATAGAAGAGCTACGAAAATCGGGCATCCAAAAGGTTGCAGAACTATCAGAAAGATTAAAAAAGTAATATATATTATATATTACTTTTTTAACAGGGGGCCAAATGCAAATAGCTAAAATCAAATTTTCAGGAGTAGATGAACATTTTATAATTATAACAAAAATAAGAAACTTATATTGGGGTTTTGGTACATCAACATTTTATTATGGTAAACTAAAAGATCCAAAAAACTTTTTCGCTCCTTTTATTTTTGGAGGAGAAATTAGCAGTCAGCGAAAAGAAGACCTTGAGTTTTTACCAAACAATTACTTACACATGTATCTATTAAAAGCACCAGTTAAACTTAAAGAATATATAGATATTGTAAAAAAACATAAGAACGAAATAATAGAAATGATACATAAGTTTGTAGAAGTAAGTTCATTTACAATTAAGGAGTAAACCAAATGGTTAAGTTAATTAAACCTATTATTGTTAAAACTGGATTACTCAAATATGATTTTATATTGTTTTTTAGAGATGGTAACATCTATTGGGGATTTCATTTAGACCTTCTTAAAGATGAACCAAATAAAAAGTTTTATAAACCTGCTGCAGAGTTTGGTAACTTATTATTTGTAGACTATATGCCCAGTAAATTAAATGCAATAGATACAATTAAAATATTTGGTAGCCCTGAGTTTGAAAAACATTATAATTATATTAAAAAACATAAAAAGGAAATAATAAGAATATTAAATAGATATTAAAATGGAGTAAACCAAATGGTTAAAATAATAAAAAGTTATTTTGGTGAAAACTATTTTATAATATTTTTTAAAGATAAATATAAAAGACTATGGGGAATATATGACTACGACCTTTCCAAGGAACCTTCTAAAGATTTTTATAAACCAATAAGTAATGGCGGTTGTTTTTGTTTTACTACTACCCCACATATTTTCCCAACTAAAAACTTTTATATATTTATATTATTTAAAAACCCTAACTTACAAAAGCATATTGACTATGTAAACGAACATAAAGAAGAGATATTAGAAATGTTAAATAATATAAAGTAGGAGGTATAAATGGTTAAATTAATCAAACCTTTTATTGATAGTAACTTTGTAATATTTTTTAAAAGCCCATACGCATATTGGGGTACCACCATCAGACTTGTAAGACGAGATGAACCTACTAAATTATTTTATACTCCTGCAATAAAAAATGGTAAATTATTTTACCTTCATTACTTAACAGCAGCAAGTTGGATGAGTAATATGGATAAAATAAAGTTCTTTAGTAGTACCAATTTCAAAAAACATTATAATTATATCAAAAAACATAAAGAGGAAATAATAAAAAAGATAAAGGAAATAGAAAAAACATTATATACTACAATCGTAGTTACAGATTGGTTAACTTGCAAATTAATTAAATAAACAATAAATATATTTTAGTGTAAGGTTTGGTTACAGTGGTTGTGTCCTGTTTGTCAACTCGCGCCACGATAGTTGCGCC